TCGGCGACGGTGTTCCTAACTTCTTGTCAGCAGATGACACGTTCGTTGTCGGTGCAAGGCAGAAGCCTATCAGTCAGAAGAAGCTAGATCAGTGGCTCGAATCAGATCCAAAGGAATTCTGTGACGAGAACATGCTGCGTGGTTATCTTCGCAATCAACAGCTGGTCGATCTGAGCTTCATTCCTTCTGATATCAAGAAGGAAGTGCTCGCGCAGTACGAAGAGCAGGCAGGAAAAGGCCGAGATAAGCTCTTCAACTACTTCATCGACCGCCGTCTTAAACTCCTCGTAGAAAGCATTAATGAGTTTTAATATGCAAAGAACATTAGCGATAGCAGAAATCCTTGATCTTGTCAAGGAAACCAAGGACGTACCGACAAAGGTTTCTCTCCTTCGTCAGTATGATAGTGAAACTCTTCGTTATATCCTTGAACTGGCCTTCCATCCGAATGTAGGATGGTGGTTGCCAGAAGGAAGTCCGCCTTATAAGCCAAGCGACGTGCTTGACACTGAAGGCAGACTTTATAAGGAGGCAAGAACTCTGCCTCTTTATCTCTACGGTAATCGTCCTGATCTGAAGAAGCATCAGCGCGAGAACCTTTTCATCGGTCTTCTCGAATCTCTTCATCCGAAAGACGCCGCTCTTTTGATCGCCGTCAAGGATAAGAAGGTAGAAGGACTTAATATCGCAACAATCAACGAAGCTTTTCCGGGGTTGATTCCAAATGAGCAAAACAGTTAAGCGTTTTAGAAAATACAATGAAGAGTGTGACGAATATCAAAGTAGTACGTATGAACATCGTCAGCATCTGAATGAGAAGAGGCTTCGAGCTGCCCTTCGTTCTAAAGTAAAAAGCAATCTGTTAGATATCATAGAAGATGAAAGTTTTTAATGCCTATATACGAATTTAGACTCAAAGAAACTGGCGAAGTCTTCGAGGAATTTTTTAACTATCAACAAAAGATAGAATTCCTCGAAGACAATCCAGACATCGAAGAGATTATAGGTGCACCTCATCTGATATCAGGAATAGCCGGCGTTACTCATAAGACTGATTCTGGTTTTAATGATCTGCTCAATAGAATCGGTAACGCCAATCCCCACTCTCCACTCGGTCAACAGCACGGCGATAAAGATATCAAGAGTACGAAGATCAGAGAGGCAGTCAACAAAGCTCGCAATAAAAAATAAGGATAGCTAGTGGAACATAGCCAACCGCGTTTAACTAAGAGAGAAAAAAGAATTGCCAGACAGAATGGCGATGCCCAAGAAGGTTTAACATTTAAGACTCAAAACTTTAATTTAAAAAACATCAATCCACTCACAGAGAATCAGCGTATCGCGTTTGATGCTTTCGATGATGGAAAACATTTGATGTTACACGGTATGGCTGGTACTGGCAAAACCTTTCTTGCTCTTTCGAAATCTATTGATGCACTGATGTCAAATAAGGGTGTACAAAATAAGATTTACATTGTAAGATCGGTAGTACCAACACGAGATATGGGTTTTCTTCCTGGCAATCAGAAAGAAAAGATGAAAGTTTATGAGGCACCTTATTACGCCATCTGTACCGAGCTGTTTGATCGGTCTGACGCGTATGAGATCCTGAAGCAGAAGAATGCCATTGAGTTCATCTCGACGTCGTTTATTCGTGGCATTACCATGAATAACTGTTACGTGATTGTAGATGAGGTCAATAACATGACATTCCATGAACTTGACTCTGTGATCACTCGTATTGGTAAAGGTTGTAGAGTATTGTTCTGCGGTGACTTCCGTCAGTCAGACCTTACGAAAGAACAAGAACGCAACGGACTGAAGGACTTTATGAAAGTCATCGGTAAGTTAAATGACTTTGTACATATTGACTTCCTCGAACAGGATATTGTTCGCTCGAAGCTAGTGAAGGAATATATAATTGCTCGACAAAAACTTGGCCTTCAACCGTAAAGGTTTTGAATATGATATGCTCGACTTCGCTGCGCTGCAGCGGATCGACGGACCTACTCGGTTGTATGAGACTCCTGAAGGAAAACGTTACCCATCGGTAACCGCTGTCCTTGGAAAGATGACTGACAAGTCAGCTCTCGATGCCTGGAAGAAAAGAGTAGGTGACGAAGAGGCTGCTCGGGTTTCGGCTCGAGCGGCCACACGTGGTACGAATGTCCATACGATGTGTGAGAACTATGTGCTTGGAAACGAGATCGACATGTCCATGCCTCATAACATGATGATGTTTCGTCAGATCAAGATGATCCTCGATGAGAAGGTAGACATGATCCGAGCTACTGAGTGCACGTTGTTCTCTGATCATCTGAAGATAGCAGGAACATGCGATCTGATAGCAGACTACGACGGTCGTCTGTCTATCATCGACTACAAGACTTCAGCTAAACTGAAGCGCAAGGAATGGATCGAAGGTTACTTCCTTCAAGCCAGCCTCTACTCTTATATGCTGTGGGAGATGACGGGTATCTTAGTGAAGGATATCGTCATCATCATCGGTGTAGACGATTCCCTCGATGCACAGGTTTTCGTTGAACGACCTCAACGATACCTTGAGAAAGCCGCTGATCTGGTTCGATCTTACCATCAGATGTACGGATAAGAAAATGCGACTTCGGTCGCATTTTTTTTGACAATAAACATGTACATTATTTCGAAAACAATGTAAGGTGGAACTATAATCAAGAAGGAAATAAAAATTATGACTCACACTATCACTTTCGATTTCGACTATAACCACAACATCTTCGAAACCCTCGTCCCATACTATTCACACATCACCAACATCATTTACAATACCAACAACACCAATCCCGAAATCACCATCACCTTCACCACTCTCGAAATTCTCAACCAATTCAAACTCGAAAATTATCTCTAATTTTTCAAAATAAACATGTACATTATTTTAAAAACAATGTATCCTGGATATATGATGAAGAAGGAAACAAAAATGGCTGCTCCTAAGACTATCCTGATCGGTGATCGCGTTCGCTACGAATCTGCTGCTGGTACTATCCGCGGCGAAGTAGTCAAGATCACGAAAGACTGGAACGCTGCTGGTAACCTGATCGATTGGATCTATATCGAGTACTACAACGAGAAGTCACCTTCTAACTACTCGATCGTTCGTCTCGCCGATACTGCGCTTGAGATGATGAAGTTTAAGGTCACATTCCGTGACTGCTGCAATTACGACGCTCTTGCCGAGCGTTTTGCTTTTGAACGTATGATGGAGATGTAATTATGACTCGACTTTTTGAATATATCCTTGCACAAGATGATGCTTTTGAATTCATCTATGAAGGCATATCTGGTACTCACGGTGTAGAAACCATGAATATCCTACAGGATATGTACAACGATATTGCTATAGACTATCGTTTGCATCCAGATGATGACTTCGAACGCATCATCGAGATTATGGTCGATCAGATGGAGGTTGTATGACAAAATCTCCTGTGATTGGATACTTTGGTATCGATACCGTAGAACGAGCTATCGCTTCATACTTTTCCAAACATGGTATCACGGAAGACGTCCGTGATTATCTGATGGTCCTTGAAGCCGAAAAGCCCGATGATTTTTTTCAGATGGTATGTGATTTTATTGAAAAATAAGCATGTACATTATTTCGAAAACAATGTAAGGTGGAACTATAATGAAGAAGGAAGCAAACATGAACACGATCACTCAAGTTATCCGCGATATGAAGGCTACTATGACTCCTGCAGAATTCCGCAACGAGATGCTTGCTAGCCTTGCCTTTCTTATCTTTGCTCCTATCGTATTTGCGGGGCTTTGGATTATCACTCCAGCGTAAATTAAACATGTACAAATAAGCCATTCTTTGGTAGAATGGTATTACCAAATTGATAAAGGAAACTATATAATGGCACATATGATTGAATTTCTCGACGGCAAGGCTTCGATGGCATATGCTGGCGAAACTCCATGGCACGGTCTCGGTACGGAAGTTCCTAACGACCTCACTCCTGCTCAGATGCTCAAGGCAGCTGGCCTCGACTGGAAGGTAAATCCAGTTCCTGCTTTCGCCGAAATCGGTGGCAAGCAAGTCGACATCGGTCACTCCGCTCTGGTTCGTGACATCGACAACAAGATTCTCGACGTGATCACTAACGATTGGGTTCCTAATCAGAACGAAGCAGCCTTCGAATTCTTCAATGATTTCGTTGCAGCTGGTGAGATGGAAATGCACACGGCTGGTTCGCTTCGTGACGGTCAGCTTGTTTGGGGCCTCGCGAAGGTCAAGGAAAGCTTCGAGCTTTTCAAGGGTGACACGGTAGAATCCTATCTCCTCTTCACCAATCCGCATAAGTATGGTTGGTCAATCGATGTTCGCTTCACTCCAATTCGCGTTGTTTGCAACAACACTCTGACTCTCTCGCTCAACACTCAGTCGAGCAAGATCGTCAAGGTTAGCCATCGTCGTGAGTTTGACGGTGATCTTGTCAAGGAAACACTCGGCGTTGCCAAGGAAAAGCTGGCTACCTACAAGGAAATGGCTCAGTACCTTGGTTCGAAGCGCTACAGCGACGAGTCGATCGTCGACTACTTTAAGCGTGTTTTTCCTGTTTCTGGTTCGAAGAAGGAAATCAGCAAGAATGCTGGTATCGCTCTCGAAATCATGGACC